AGCGGGAATTATAATCGACAATGGTTGGTCTTGTAGACTTTGTATAGCACTCGAATATTGCGCAGTCCATATTACGGCACCATTTAATTTTAAATCTATATAAACATCTGCTGAGGCGGCATTATCATTGGACCACGCGATCGTGCCGACAAAATAAAAGTTACCACTGGTAAATTTTATCATAGTGGTATTAGCTGAACTACTCGCGGCTATTGCTTTTTCACCACTGTATGCATAGGCGTGATTACCTACTAACTCTAAAGCTTCTTGGGGTCCGACAAAGCTGTTGCTACTTCCGACAGGTCCACCGCCGCCGCCGCCGTCTATAGCCATTCAAGGCTCCTTAAGCGCTATAGGTTATCGAAAGTGCTACGTCTACCGTTTCGGCCGTTGTACAGCTTACAGAGAAGTCTATCTGATTCCCTGCGATTATGTCAAAGATACCGTTAGCGGATTCAAGTACAACGGGCATACCGTTGTTTCCGTCAAGTGGACCGGCCGCCTGATTAGACCAAGCGGGTCCTGCAAATATCTGTTGTACCGAAACCCCATCCCCCGCGAATTTGAAAACACTAACGCCATCGGTGGCGCTCGTGTGGTCGGGTGAACAGGACATAGAGATCCTGACCACTTTCCGCATCCCCTCCGGATTTGTGGTGCTTTGTGCACTTCCGAGCAATTGTGATATGCTTGTAAATGTTCCGGCCGTCAAGGCCGATCCTGCTAGCGTATATGTTCGTGTTTGTAGTCCAGCCATTTTTTTATCCCGTGGTGAAAGAAATCGGTCCAAGTCTTCCAATTGACCTAGGCATATTCTTTAACAAAAGTTTTACTGCCAAAGTACCTGCGGCGGCTTTCACAAGCGCCTGTTTTCCGGCCGGACTTGTCAAGGATGTCGTGACCGCATCAAGTGCGCCCCCGATATTACCCTGTAAAGCCGCAGTTACTGCGGCGGGTCCGCCCATAGCCCCGAAGATCGCTAAACCTCCGGCCGTGGAAACCACAGGAATCAGTATTCTTTTCTTGTAGGATCGCTTAACCTTTCTTCTTACCATAAAATTAGACCTCAAAATAGCTACTTAAAGCGGAACTGAGACGATAACTTAGGGGGTAAATCCATATATTAGCGCTCTAAATGGCCTTAATATGTATGAAATCTATGTTTTAGTGTTCTCAATCATATTTTGGGGCCTGATTTATCAGTACCTGATTATCCCACGGACGGCCGCCGCTAGCTTTCGGGTGTGGCGTAAAAAATTAAAAGAAGATCCCGAAATAATATTAGATGTCTGCGAACCCCTCCTGGATGAAATCGGTGAAATGATGAGTACCAACTTCCAAAGTTTCTGGGGTTCAATCAGTCAACTTGGAAAGAAAGCCGAAGGCCTTGACCCTAACGTTGCTATGAAGAAAGCCATAGCCAAGGGTGACCTATTCCAGATCCTAGCCGAATATGTAGGGAATAAGGCCGGATTAGGGTCACTTCAAAGCCTAATGCAAGCAAACCAAGAACCGAAACAAGACAAAGACAAGGGCTTTGGCAAGCTCTGATTATATATATATTATTTGTTTAATATCCCATATATATATATGCCGTCTTATTATTTCTTTGTTTTTTGACAGTTTGTAAACCCAAAACGTACATATATTACTTTTTATAATAGAAAATATACAAACCTATCTGATAGGGTTGGGTTTTGGTTGGGGGGGGTTCTTTTGAGTGAGATATTAAACAAACAATCAATTATATTAACCTGTTCCGGTTACTGATTATCCTATGAGTGAGAATAAGCAGAACTGGAACGTAAGAAACCCAGTCGGGAGACCTCAAAAGGTGGATAGGGACGGCCAACCCATCTATCGGATCCCGACTTCAATATATCTGGATATCAGATTAAAGGCTTGGATAACCAAAACAGCAGGTAATCTATCTGAATGGATAGAGAAGATGATAAGAAATGCATATGAGAGTGAGTATTGCTTTTGGTGCTTTGATGATAATATCAAAGAAGTCCGACACGGTTGGGTCTGTTGTAATGAAAGACACCGCAACAGGTCCGGAAAGGGGGCCCCTTCGGTGGTTTTGAAGTGGAAACAGTGCCCGAACTGTGAGGCTTGGTATAATGAGATGAATATGCCAACAGAAATGGGAGAGGGTCGGGTAATCTGCTGTGGAATTTGTAAAGATGAATTCGAAGAGGACGGTCCAGAATGATTTGTGAAAACTGCAATAGAACGCAAAAGCTAACTAATCATTATGGCAAGTGTGTTTACTGTGATTGGAGAAATAGATGAGTAGAAAGGTTAATTGTGGTTCCTGTCTAATCGAGATCCGAAATAATAAATCAGGTTTGTGTAAAGACTGTTATCAAAAAAGCCCCCAACAGAAAGAACAGTATGCTAAGATGTCTTTCAATGGGGTAAAAAGACAACAGGAAAGAAAGAACTTTAGTGACTGGAAGATCCTCAAGGATAAAAATAAGCTAATAGTGGATATTGAAACCAAAGTGACTGAACACCAAGCCTTCGTTTACAAGATAATAGCAGAAAGGATAAAAGAAGTCAAAGAGGACTTCCAAAGAAAGAGTTTCACTTATTGGAAGTTAAATGAAATTATCGAATTTTTAGAGGATTTCACCCAAAAACATAGCTCTCAGGTCGATAGTAAGGGCAAAAAGTCAAGTCCTTGATACTATACTAACCCCTAAATCTGGACAAAACTCTTTCCACCGAATAAATCCTCGAAAGCTGTTTTTGTTAATCCCTGCTTTTCCAACCAGTTATCAATAGCGGAAAAATCAAAACCATCTTTGGAAGCCCCTTCATAGGCAAGCGATAACATCCCACCTAGGGCAATCCCTGCGTTAGGATGCTTTAGGGCTGCCAGATCTCCCGCCGTACCGAGTAAGTCCGTTACTGTCCCCTGTTTCTGTATAGTTCGGCTAAGTGAGAAATAAGCTAAGGATACAAAAGCAGTTTGTAGCGGGAGAACTTCAAGCAACCTGTCAAACCTTTCTTCATTTTTTTCTTTACATCGCGGACAATTATTCTTATTGTAGCCTTCAAGTTTACAGTTGGAACATTTCATGATTGCATATTGGGCTTAGGGGTGGAACCTATTGACAAAGTAATCCTAAGCCCATTAATCTAAACCCTTTGGCCTAGTTATACCTGTGCGTGACGGACCTACCAATTCAAAGCCCTCTGGAAGTAAAGACCCATATAATATACTCCAAGCCTCGGGTTTTCCTAATACAGGCCCTGACGGTCCTAAGTCACCCTTAAACATTCCAGTCCACCCAGGATCCCTTGCTGTGAGCCCATTTCCAAAGATAGCAATCTCTAATTCTTCTTGTGTTATGCCCTTGAATCCTAACAGACCCCTTGACACCGTTACACCCTCCTTATCGGGTTCCTTAGCGAGTTCGGACATCAATCGTTTATAAACTAAATAGCCAAGACCCAAACCAAGGGCCTTTTCATACATAGCGAAGACCTTCAAGGATCGCCACCGCCGCCAATAGAAACCGCATTAGTAATTGTTCCCAATTGTAATCCTCGTACGGCACACTATCGCCTCTTCTTTTTTCTGCCTAGTGGGGTTTTCCTGAATGCTACGCCCATCTTCTTTAGGTTCAACTTTCCAGATCGTAATACAAAGCGCGGTTTCTTACTGTTAGCTTTTACAAACTTATTCCAAGCGCTTAGTTTACGCTTTGGTTTACGTGAGGGTCTTTTAGATAAAATCGCACTAACAGGGTCAACGCTTCCTTGTATTGACCTTACGCCGTCACGATAACCCATCGAATAATATTCACGTTCTCTCTTTGTGGGCATCTATCCTCTGTATATTCTGCCTGACATCATCATAGTCATGTTTTCGTTAGTATCCGATCCTAAGATGCCTTCAAACTCAGTATAAGCGGGAATTATAATCGACAATGGTTGGTCTTGTAGACTTTGTATAGCACTCGAATATTGC